CTAACAAGAGAATAAATCTCTTAAACAAATAAATCAACACAAAACAAACCGAAAGGATACTAAATGTCTAAATATGATTACACTGATGAAATGGTAGCACGCATGGAAGAAGTTGCGGGCCAAGGTCTTACTGAAGAGTCAATTCAAGGATTGATGGATGAGTTTGAATTCCCACGCCGTTCAGTAACCGCAAAACTCCGTAAGTTGGGTTTTGATGTACCTAAAAAGCCTGGTGCCGCTCCTATCTTCTCCGCAGACGAAACTGCTGCTCTTGCATCTTACCTCGAAGATAACTCTGGTGTATTTACAGCAGAAGAAATCGCAGCTCATTTCAGCTCAGAGTGGGGTCGTGACGTAAATGCTCGCCAAGTAAACGGTAAAGCATTGTCAATGGAGTTGACAAGTGCTATTAAACCAGCCGATAAGAAAGTAACTCCTCGTTCTTATACTGAAGAGCAAGAAGCTACTATTGCTTCTATGGTAGAGGCTGGTAATTTCCTTGAAGAAATCGCTGATGCTATGGGACGTCCTGTTAACTCAGTACGCGGCAAACTTCTTTCAATGGGCTTGAAAGCACCTCAGCGTGATAAGAAAAATACTAAAACTGATGCTTATGCAGGCATCGAAGATATGCTTGATCAAACAGTAGAAGAAATCGCTGCTGCTTTTGATAAGACAGTTCGTGGAGTAAAAACTGTTCTTACTCGTCGTAATCTCGCATGTGCAGATTACACTCCTAAGGCCCAAGCCGAGTAATTTATAAATTACTAGTAAGAACATAAAGGATGGCTACGGCCATCCTTTTTTTGTAGGGTATAAGCAAATGAAAAAACAATTATTTCTTTATGAAGTAGACTCGGCATCAATTGACGCAATTTTAGGCTTGCCAGAAACTCATAAAATAAAGTACTTTAAAGAGTTAGTAGAAACATTTTATCCCAATACTGAGCAAAACAGTGAAGAGTTCATATCATTAGTAGAAAATTATTATAGTAGTTTTTATGTTGAAAAGCTATATAGAAGTAATATGTTTTTTAATGAAAAATTTACTGTTATTTATACGGATACAGGACTAATAAGAAACATAATACCTGATATGTACTATTGCGGAGATGACCTGATAGTTCATTAATATAAAGTTTGCCATTTGGGTGTAGTTCTGTTATACTTTTTTAACAATAAGGATAGTTATGGCTAGAAAAGCAAAAGATGCTTCCGAAATCTCAGAAGCAAAAATACGTCAGTGCATATGGATGCTTAAAACAGGTAAAACAAAAAAGGCTTGCTGTGAGCATCTTGGAATACCATATAACACTAAAAAACTAGACAAGATTATCTCAGATTTTAACGCTGCTATTGAGAGAGAAAAAAGACTTAAAAAAGCTGCGCAAAGTAAAATATTTACTGCAAAAGAAAAAGAACAAATAGCTAAAGAATACTTAGCTGGCGAGAGTCAATCAGCTCTTGCTAAACAGTACTATATTTCTCCTCAAAAAATTAAAAAAATACTGCTTGATACAGGAACTCCTATTAGAGGTAGGGGTAAGAATTCTAAAGCCACTGTTAATCATATTGTACAAGATTTAGAAACTAAGTTTAATATGAACGATAAAGTATTCATAGCTAAATATAATTGCTTTGGTATAGTAGATCAAGTTTATGACGAAGACTATCTAGAATACTTAGAGAATGGACGACAAAGATATGTAGAAACACATAGCTTTAAACCTAATAAACAAGGGTTAGCTGGTAACTATGTAGATCCTACGGAAGGCATACACTATGAAGTGTATTGGACTTTAGAAGATGGAAAAGAATTTAAACTTAGAGCAGTAGAACAGCTTAGAAATCAAATAATTAAAAAACTAGAAGATACGGGCAGAGAGTACTATCGAATTTGGAGAGATGACGATCATAAGTGCTTTATTTATCTTAACAGAGATGACCTGTACCCAGTAAAGGCGACCTAATGGCAATAGACTTGCAGAAACTTGCTTTGCGTAGATTACTGGATACGCAAAGTAATGATTTGTATTCAAAAACACTAAACCAGTATTTTACAGGTATAAATAGTAAGCTATATGATAAAGTAAAGTCTTACTATAAAGCTAACACTAAGCTTCCTTCTACAGCGGAAATGCTTGCAATTAGCAAGGATCCAGGATTACAAGAGTACCTAGAAAATCAAATTTTAGCAGAAGAAAACGTATGCGAAACGCTGGGCAATGAATTTCTCATTGCGCAGTTACAAGACTATTACATACGTGATGAAACCATATCTTTTATGGATAAAATTATTGATGATCTAGAAAACCTCGAAAAAGTAGAAATCGTAGATAAGTTACAAAATCACTTATTGGAGCTTAATAAAGCTATACCTCATGATGATGAGTTGTATGATGTAGGTAATCTAGACTTTTTTCCAGATGAAGATGATTTCAAAATTCATACATCAGGATTATCACACGAGTTCGACTCTATAAATGGCGGATTCGCTGAACAAGAACTAATTCTACTAGGAGGTAGAAGAGGTTCTGGTAAGTCTATTATATCTTTGAACCTTGCATTACATAGATTTTTGCAAGGAAATACTGTTGCCTTTTTTAGTATTGAAATGAGATATAAAGAAGTATATGACCGTATTTTAGCTATTATATCAGGAGTACCTTTCTTAGATATATTTAGAAATAGATTAACACCAGAGCAAAAACTTACATTAGCTAAAGCTAAATTCAAGCATTTTTATAAACCTTCACAAATAGTAGATAAACTACTAAAAGAGTTTGAAGAAACGCTAGACTACAAAACCTTTGAAGCTAGAGTTAAGACAGAAAAGCCTGAACTAAAAGAACATAGATTATTTCTAATTGATGATGAATCTTTGACTCTTAATAGGATTGATCACTACTGTAATATGTTCTCGCATAAGTATCCTAATTTTAATATGGTAGTTGTAGACTATGTTAATATTATTAAACACGAAGATCAAAAAGACTGGAAAACACAAATTGTTATTGCAGATAACTTAAAATCTATCGCAAGAAAGTATAGTTTAACTGTTATTTCCCCTTACCAAATTGATGCTTCTGGTGAGGCTAGATTTGCTAAAGGCATCTTAGATAGTGCTGATAGAAGTTTCAACTTTTTTCCACCCGCTGAAACAGACGACAGAGAAGTCGAAAATAAAATAACTATTCATACAACAAAAATGAGAAACGGCAAACATATGAGTTTTGATGTTGTTATGGATTGGAGTTGTGTAAAAATTAATCCGGCACTAAGTAGTACTATATCAGAAAGACCACACAAAGCCACTAAGTTTGGAAGTGATAACGAACAGCAAGGCCCTAAGGACATATAATGGAACTACTAGAACTATTAGATAAACGAGGGATTGAGTACAGAAAAACTAATAATCCTAATGAAATAGCGATATGTTGTACTAGCGGAGAACATGAAGACAACTCTCCTAGTCTTCAATATAATCTAGAAAAAGATATTTTTAACTGCTGGAGCTGTGGTTTTAGTGGAGGACAAATGAAGTTCTTGCAATCTATAGGTGAAATAATATCTATAGATGTAACAAGTAAGCAGCCTTATAAGATTAAAAAGCTAAAAGATAAGTTAAAAAAACTTACAGAAATTAATGAGATAAAACTGCCTGAAGATTGGAGAATCTATAACGAAGAGTTTAGGGGTATATCTAAAGAAACGCTAAAACAATTTAAGGCTTTTACTACTTATACTCCTAAATTTCAAGACTATCTATGTATTCCTATATATCAGCACGGCAAGCTAAAATTTATAGAAGGAAGATTATTAAAAGATCTTGAAAATCAGCCAAAGTATTTTAGACAGCCAGCTAATTCAAAAGTTAGTGATATTATATTTCCTCTAGATAAAATAGGAAATACTAACTATGTTATTTTAGTAGAGGGGCTATTTGACGTTATAAATATGTGGGATTTAGGGTATACTAATACTCTGTGTATTTTTGGTACCAGTAACTTTAATAAACATAAAGCAGAACTTCTTGATAACAGAGGAGTTACTGCGGTAGATATTATGATGGATTCTGATAAAGCTGGTGCAAAAGCTGCAAATAATATAGCAAACTTATTGGATAGTCGTAATATTTTTAGTAGAATAATAAAACTACCGCCAGGAATTGATCCTGGGGAACTAACAGCAGCTCAAGCTGATGTATTACTTAACAACTCTAGAGGAGTATAAAAATGACTAAAAAACTTTGTTTCGTGTTTGCAAGCGCAGCAGAACAAGAGCCTGATAAAATCATCAATAAGTATCTAAAAGATATTGAGTATGATATACACTTTCTTTGCAGCGCAGCCAAAGATAAAATTCTTAAAAAAGATATAGATCTTGATCTAAATGTTCTTGATAACTACAAAGTTATTTGTCCTGTGGGAGCAGACGCTCTTAAGTATGCCGCTGGCATGACAGGAGTTCAAAAGTATAATGGGGTATTTATTGAAAAAAAGTATCTTCCTATTATGCACCCTAATATTACAGTAATTAAACCACAACTAGAAGAAGATATTGCTAAAGCCTTTGCACAAATCCCTAAAATTTTGTCAGGCGAAGACTTTAATAAAATGTCTGAAAAAGATTATTGCTTTATCGAAACTGAAGAAGATTTTCAAAAGTACAAAAATGATATTGAACAAGCACAAGAAGTCGTAGCTGATATTGAAACTACTAGCGTATCACCTCGTACAGGCTCTATACTAGGTATTGCTATGTCCTCAAAACCTCACCAAGGTTTATATTATTCTAGAGCTATTGTGGATAAGCATCTAGACTGGTTTAAAACTATATTTAAAACCAAGAAAACCATATTTCATAATTCAAAATTTGATATGGGTTATATGGAATACGAGATGGAAATGGAATTTCCAGACTTTGAGGATACTATGCTTCTTCACTATTGTTTAGAAGAAGCTGTAGGTACTCACGGCCTAAAACCTCTTGCTTTGCGCTTTACTGATCTAGGTGATTATGAAAGAGAACTTGATGAGTATAAAAAATCATGGGCACGTAAGAATAAAGTAAAGTTAGCTGACTTTAATTATGGTATGTTGCCTGATGATATTCTAGCACCGTATGCTTGTAAGGATGCTGATGCAACTTTTCAGTTATATAAAAAGTTTAAACCACTTGTGGAAAAAAGTAAACAGTTTTCTGCATTGTATAATGATATTCTAATCCCAGCTACTATAGCTCTAAAGAAGCTAGAAAATAATGGAGGACCAGTAGATAAAGCTCAGGTAGAATGGCTAGCCGAACAATACCAGATTGACGTAGAAGAGTGCATAGAAGAGATTGCAGCACACCCTGCTGTAAAAACCTTTGAACGTATTAATGGCAAAAGTTTTAATCCTAATTCTACTGCACAGCTTCGAGAGGTATTTTTTAATATAATGAATATTAAGCCGCAGAAAAAGACTGAGACAGGTGCCTGGTCTGTGGATAAAGAAGTATTAAAAGCTATTAATAACCCTTTGTCTGAAGCAGTACTTGATCTACGAGAAAAGTCTAAGATGGCTGGTACCTATATTAATAATATTCGCAAAGGTATTGATAATGATAATAGGCTACGTAGTGGCTTTAACATTCATGGAACAACTTCAGGTCGTTTGAGTTCTAGTGGTACTCTAAATTATCAAAATATACCTCGTGATAACAAAGATATTAAAAAGTTGTTTAAAGCTAGACCTGGTTACAAAATTGTTCAATGCGACCTTGGTACTGCTGAGGTTTACTATGCTGCTATTCTTAGTGGCGACAAATTTCTTCAGCAAGCGTTTATTGATAAACTTGATTTCCACTCTTATGTAGCAAAGCAGATGTTTAACTTGCCTTGCGAAGTAGATAAGGTAAAATCTATTTACCCGGCAGAAAGACAATATGCAAAAGCAATTACCTTTGGTATTATGTATCAAGCTGGGCCAGCTAAAATTGCTGAGACAGTAAACAAAGATGCTAAATCCGGAGAAGAAATTAGTATTGCTCAGTCTAAGCAATTCATCAGTAAGTACTTTAAAGAAGCAAAATCTCTAAAGCGATTTATCGACGAGTCTAACTCTCAGATTGAAAACTATGCGTATATATATTCTCACTTCGGTCGTAAACGTCGTTTACCTGAATCCAAGTCTTCTAACCCTGGAGTTGCCAAGCATGCTATTAGATCTGGTGTTAATTTTCTTGTTCAGTCTGTTGCTTCTGACATTAATATCTTTGGATTAATAGATCTTTTTAAGTGGATTGAAGATAACAACTATCAAGATGGTATTAAACCATTTACTGTTGTACATGACTCTATTGTTTCAGAAGTCAAAGAAGAGTTGCTTGAAGAGTATATTAAAAATGCTAAAGCTGCTATTCAAAAAGATAGAGGTTTAAATATTCCAAACTGTCCTATTAAAGTAGATTTTGAAATAGGCGATAGTTGGGGAAATCTAGTAGATGAATCAGACTATTTTAAAGTATGAGGGTATTAAATACCCTCTATTTACCTTTAAAAAAAAGCCATTAAGATTAGTTTTTGATGGCGACAAACTTTTATGTACTAGCCAAGACGGCGTCTCTCAAACTATTGATGATAAGAGCTTGTCTGGTAGTTATTTTGAAAGATTACTACAGCTAAAACAAAGAGCGTTTTTTGATAATACTTGTAGAAATCTGCAAGACATTTTATTCAGTAAAGCTCAATGGGGTATAGATTCACAGGGTAAACCTCATGATTTATCGAAAAAGTATAAAGTACCGGCAGTTGTAAGAACAGTAAAAAAGATAGAGAAAAATATTGTCTGGGTACAAGGAATATCTTATCCTTTCGAATTACCTACTACAGAAAGTATAGAATTAAAAGATATTATATTTGCTAAGACCATATTAGTTAATGGAGAATGGTATTTACGAGAATTTAGCTATGAAAACGATAGTAAATTAACCTATATGTACATATGAAAAAAACAAAAGTTAAAAAAATAACTATAGCAGATAAAATATATATTAAAAAACAAGATATATATAACGAAGATGAATTGCTAGGGTTATTTACATATTATACAGGAGACGAATATATAAGTTCAATCGAAGACTGGGATACTTTTTATACAGTACCTTCTAATGCTTACTTTAAACTAGAGTGGGAACAATTAGAGGATCTTCGTAGGTTCGAACATTTAGACTATTCTATTAAATTTTCAGGAAAATTACGTTATGAGCAACAAGAAGCAGTAGATAAATTTTTTACAGACGGTAGAGCAAGAAGCGGTTTATTACAAGCTCCTCCAGGATGGGGAAAGACTTTTGCTAGTTGTAATTTAATAGCTCGTAATAATTCTAAAACACTAATCGTAGTTCACACTAAACTGTTATTCAGACAATGGATAAAAGAACTAGAGCAACAATTACCGGGAATTCCTATAGGAAAGATAGGTGATGGTCTTTTTGATATACAAGATATAACAGTAGCTATATATAAAACAGCATATAATAACATAGACAAGCTAAAAGAGAGCTTTAGTACAGTTATAACAGACGAAGCACATAAATGTCCAGCAGATATGTTTTCAAGCGTAGTTAATAGTATAAATGCTAAAGTAAAAATCGCTATAACAGCTACTCCTAGACGTAAAGACGGAAAACATGTATTCTTAGATGATTACTTTTCTACCTACAGAGTAATAGCTAAAGATTCTAGAAAGCTGGCTACGCCTAAGGTAAAGGTTATACAGACAGATTTTAGATTTGTAGTAGTTGACCCTAAAAGAGATTGGGCTAGAGCACTAAATAAACTATGTTCTAATGAGAAGTATTTAACATTTATTGCAGAAAAAGCTAATAATGCTATAGCTAACGGCAGATGTCCGCTAATACTAGGGGAACGTGTACAAATGTTAAAAGATATACAGAAACTTATACCTAATAGCGCCTGTGTAGTTGGGTCAACTACGGAAGAAGATAGAGAAGATATACTAAATAATGCTGGCACTAAATATAAAGCTCTTCTATCAACAAAACTATTTGATGAAGGCATAAGCTGTCACAGACTAGATACTCTTATTTTAACTTGTCCTAGTAATAATCCTATACAGCTAGAACAGCGTATAGGGCGAATAGAAAGACTACATCCTGACAAACAACATCCATTAATTATGGATATTTGGTTGTCAGGGGGAGTTACTAGTAGACAACAAAAAAATAGGCTACAATGGTATAAAGATAAAGGTTATGATATACTTTAATTGGGAAGAATTAGTATACTTAAGCAAAAAGGATATGGCTGGAATTTTATGCTTGCTTCATGGTCTAAATCCAGAGTATTATGAATATAATAGCACAACAATGATGAAGCGTTTATCTATAAACCATGTTCCTGTAGCGCTATTCAAGCAAAACTGTTTTAAGCAGATTAACGGTAGATTGTTAAATTTATATAAGACAAAAGAACCTCAAGGATATATAAAAAACATAAAGTTTTTATATTTATCTGCACCAGTTAAACAAAAGATAACCTATATAAGAGCGTTATCTATGAGACGACTAAACAATAAAGATGACTTCATACCAAGAAGTTATTTTAGTAACGTAACAAGTAATATTTTTTTAGATATACAGGAAGATAAAATATATTTTCCATATGAATCCTCTTAAGAGAGATACACTAACAGAACCAACGTTCAAATAAGGAGAAAAGACAATGGTAGCTTGGGATAAAGCAAAAGGTAAAAAAAGCGGAAACAGCGGTGAGCGTCGTGAGATTGATCGTATTACTTTAGGTATTGGAGATACTAGAGTTAGACTAATTGGCGGTGTTATGCCTCGTTACTGCTACTGGGTAGTAACCAAAGAAGGTAGAAAAATGCCTGTGGAATGTCTTCAGTTTGACAGGGAGACTGAAACTTTCAATAATAATGCAGATGACCCTTTCAAAGAACTTAATGAAGATATTTATGCAGATAAGCCTCAATTTGCTTACGTATGTAATGTTATTGACCGCTCAGACGGTAAGGTAAAGCTGCTGGATCTTCGTAGTACTATCTATGCACAGATTGTAGATTATGCTACTAATGCAGATTACGGATCGCCTGCTGATGAGGCAGAAGGTTATGATATTACGATCAAAAAAGAAAAAACTGGACCTCTGCCTCAAAACGTTAAATATACAGTAATTCCAGCACGAGGTAACTCCCCTCTTACAGAAGAGGAAAAAAGTTTAGAACTTTTTAGTTTAGAGAATATCTTTAAGCGTCCTGACTATAAGACTCAAAAAGAGTGGCTAATGAAGAACACAGATCTATTTGCCGGAGATGCTTCAGATGAATTTATGCCTAATGAAGAGGTTGATGATCTAGCATGAAAAAAACACTAGCTGAATTAGCAGGTAGTGCAGCGTCTGAGTCTAAAGGCTCAGGCGCTATTACTACAGATAAAGAAACAAAACAACTAAAGATTGATGTAAACAAATTAAGAGATTGTAATATATTTTTTGCTACGCCTTGCTATGGTGGATTGGTAACTGATCAATTTTTTCTTAGTATGTTTAGGGTATCTCAAGTACTAGCTAAATATGGAATTAATTTTAGAATTACAACTCTAAGAAACGAGAGTTTGATTACTCGTGCTAGAAATATTCTTACTGCGATGTTTACAGAAAGTGACTGTACACATTTAATGTTTATTGATGCTGATATTGAGTTTCAGCCAGAAGATATTATACGAGCACTAGCACACGATAAAGATATTATCGCAGGCGCATACCCTAAAAAAGCTCTACCTATTCAGTATGCTATGAACTTTAAATTTATAGATCAAGACAAACGTAGAGTAAAAGTAGAAAATGGAGCAGCAGAAGTATTAGACGCCTCTACTGGCTTTTTTATGATTAAGCGTAGAGTCATTGAAAAAATGATGCAAGAGCATCCTGAGCTTCATTATAAAAATGATTCTAACATTGATCCTAAACTGAATAAATACTGTTATGCTTTATTTGATACAATAATTGACAAGAAAGATAATAGATATTTATCTGAAGATTATACTTTCTGTAGACGATGGCAAGATCTAGGCGGGGAGATATGGATAGATCTAAATACTAAACTAAACCATGTTGGTAGTTATACTTTTGAAGGTGATATATCTAAGATTGTAAACGTAGGCTCCAGCTAAGAAATTCCATTTCTATTTGTTAAAAAGTAATAGGCGCAAGTATGCCCACTAACAATATGCAACTCCGTTGCAAAAAAATATTTACTTGCGTTTTTACGCTACTCGCGCCTTCGGCGCTCGTAGCATATACGTTATTTCATAGCTGTTTCATAGTTGTTTCACAACTGTGCAAGCCGAGTGCCGCAGCTGTTATACGCTTATACTAGCACAGATTTTAAGCACTCGCAATCTAAACTTTTTTAAGGAACCCAAATACCATGAAAATTATATCTTCTGCTGACTGGCACGTAAATTTACACAAAAAGAAAGTACCACAAGCATGGCAAGTTCATAGGTACGAGTTGTTTTTTGAAAAGCTGCATAAGCTAGAAGATCAGTGTGATATTCATGTAATTTCTGGAGACTTATTTGACACACATCCTCGTACTGATGACACAGCTTTACTTTTTTCTTATTTAAATGCAGTAACAATACCTACAATAGTTATTCCTGGAAATCATGAAGCTACTTCTAAAGGTCACAGTTTTTGGGAACATTTTAAACGAGATAACGTAATTACCAACTCGTTAGTACATATTATAACAGACAATTCAAGAATAGAGATACTAGGACAAGGATTTCAAGCTTTTCCATATGGCAGCGTTCAGACAGATAAACTGCCTGTAGCTGTACCTGGAGATATACTAGTAACACACATCAGAGGAGAAGTGCCGCCTCATATTACTGCTGAATATGACTTTGATAAGTTGCGTCCCTGGAAACTAATATTGCTAGGAGATCTACATTTTAACCATAAGTATAGCAGCTATCCAGCATACTACCCTGGCTCTCCTGTAAATACTAGTTTTGATAGAACAGACAAAAACTCTTATGGAGTGGATATTATTAATTTTAATTCTATTGATGATTATACAGTAGAGTTTATAGACTTAGCACTACCAAAACTGCTAAGGCGCAGCGTTAAAGCAGGAGAGTCGATGAAACCTGATCCATACCATCATGTAGTATATGAAGTTACAGGATCAATTGACGAACTAGCTAAAGTAGAAAAAACAGAACTACTAGACAAAAAGCTTGTACAAACGTCAAGTACAGAAGCTACTCTTGATTTATCTAACAAAAGTATTCACGAAGAGCTAGAACTTTGGCTAAAGCATACTGGTTTTTCAGATGTAGAACAAGTGCTACAGCAGTATAAAGAATTAGGAATAACATGAAAATAGAATTACAATCAGTAGAATGGTCTAATATGTTTTCTTATGGAGAAAATAATAGACTAGACCTTAATAAACATAGACTTAATCAGTTAGATGCTATAAACGGTAGCGGAAAGTCGTCACTGGCGCTAATTATACAAGAAATTTTATTCGGTAAGAATGTAAAAGGCGTAAAAAAGACTGACATTATCAATCGGTATATAAACAGTAAAAAATGGAATGGCGAAATTTGCTTTTCTGTAAATAACGAGCCTTATAAAGTACTAGTTGCTAGAAGTGGTGCTAGTACTAAAGTGAATTTATATAATGGCGCAAAAGACATATCTGAACATAAAGTAATTGATACTTATAAAAAGATTGTAGATATTTTAGGCGTAGACTTTTCTGTATTTTCTCAATTAACATACCAGTCGTCAACAAATGCACTAGAGTTTTTACGCGCTACAGATGCTAATCGTAAACGCTTTCTTATAAACCTATTTAATTTAGAAAAATATTTAGAAATTGGTGATATAGTAAAGTTGAAAATTGGTGAGTGCGAGTCAACTATTAGAGATCCTCGTGCAGACCTAAAATCTGTAAATGACTTTTTAAATAAAACTTCAATCCCAGAGCAGAAAACGTTAGTTGATATACCTGCTATTGACGATTCTATGCCCGTGCGTATTTCTGAAATTGCAAAACAGTTAGAAAACTATTCGCAGACTTGTAAAACTATAGATAAAAACAATATGTATAAGCAAGAGTTAGAAGGGCTAGAGTTTGACATTGCTGCTCAAGAACCAGAACCTTTTCCTTATACAGAAGAATATCAAACGCTAAAACTTGATATTAGCTCTTTGAATCTAGCTATTGCAGACTTAAAAAAGAAACTTAATAACACAGACACTACAGATACTTGTAGCGCTTGTGGACAATCTATAGATAATAGTCAGCAGCTAAAAATAAAAACTGATCTAGAACAGCAGATAAAAGATAAAGAAGCAACAAAAACTAAAGCACTAACAAAAGCTAAAGAGTGGAGTGACGAAGTAAAAGACGTACAAGCTGCTAAAGAGTATTATATCGAAAATAAAACTAAAATAGAACGATTTGAGCAGCTTACTCAACTAATAGATTCTAGTATTCCTAGTTCTTATCCTGACGTTTCTCAGCTAGAGGCAGAAAAAGCTGAATTAACTCAACAACACAATAAAGCAAAGCTTAATCAAGAAAAAGCTATAACACATAATAATCAAGTAAGTGCTCATAATGCAAAAGTAGAAGCTTTAATCGAGCAAAAAAATGATTTTATAATTAGACAAAAAGAACTTGAAAATGTTATAAATAATCTTGAGCAAAAACTATCTGCGCTAAATACTCTAAAAAAGGCTTTCAGCCCTACAGGTATAGTTGCATTTAAACTAGAAAACTTAACCAAAGAGCTAGAAGAAACTATAAACTATTATTTAGCAGAACTAAGTGATGGTCAGTTTCAAATTGAGTTTTTGCTCGAAAAAGAAAAACTAAACATATCAGTTATTGATAACGGTCTAAAGTCACCTATAGAAAATGTTTCTAGCGGAGAGTTTAATAGAATACAAACAGCTATTTTGTTAGCTATTAAGTCATTGCTAAGTAAAATCTCTGGCAGCTCAATTAATCTACTATTCTTAGATGAAATTATGGGAGTGCTTGATGCTGAAGGTAAAGAAAAACTAGTAGAGCTAATACAAAAAGAAGATAATCTTAATACTTTTTTAATTGCTCACGACTATGACCACCCTTTAATTGATAAAATACAGATCAAAAAAGAAAATAATATAAGTTATATAATCAACTGAGGCTGATTATATAAATTTTTTATGTGTAAGGAGAACATATGCTAACTATTGGTAAAAATCCAATTAAATTTAACCTCAAAAAAGAATTTAAAGAAAAATTACAAGAATCACCCGTACATTGGGGTTACGGAGGTTTATCAGAATTTACTTTTTATAGAACATACGCTAGAAAAAAAGATAACGGAACACTTGAAGCATGGGCAGACTGTGTTATTCGTGTTATTGAAGGCATGTTTTCTATTCTAAAAACTCACGCTATTGTATCTCAGCATTCGTGGGACGAACGTCGTGCTCATAAACTAGCCGAAGAGTGTGCTGAAAGACTTTTTGAGTTTAAGTGGACACCTCCTGGTCGCGGTCTATGGATGATGGGTACCGACTTTGTTTGGGAGAAAGGCGGAGCAGCATTAAATAATCCTTTATCTCCGGATACTGAAGTACTAACCAAAGAATACGGATGGATTGCTTTAGGGGACATACCAACAACAGAAGTTACTGTTCTTAGTAAGCTACGAAATTCTTCTGGACAATTTACAGGCGGCAGTGGTTGGTTCCCTGCAACAGTTACTCCAAGAGAGAAACATACTGTATATAAGATTTCTTATGAAAGCAAATTTGGTAATAATTATGAAGTTATTTCTTCAGAAAATCATAGATGGTTCAAAAAATCTACAACTAAAAAAGCTTTTGAAAGAGTAGATACAGCTAAGCTAAAAGTTGGTGATTACTTGCCTAGAACCAAACCAGCATTAACTATAGATTTATCGCTTATAGGTGCAGCACATGGTTACTTTTTTGGGGATGGTACTAGGAGTAATGGAGAGCTTCACCAATTTACAGAAGAAAACAAAAAACTATTAAAGAAACTTTTTGCATATGACTATTTCAGAGAGTCTAACAGAACACTAGATTCCGGTCTTACTGATTTAGTAGTAAAAAATCTACCAATAGCTTGGGGTAAGATACCGACTGATGAATATAGAAAAGACCATCGCTATATTTACGGGTTTTTAGCTGGTTATTTTGCCGCAGATGGTAGAATTTCTGATTATACCATACACTCTGCTAGAAAACAAGAGTTAGAAGAAGTGTCCAAGTTATTTTGGGAAATTGGTATTGAAACTAGTGAAGTTACTCTAGATTCTGAATCTTCTAATTTTTCTAGCGATAGAAAGCTTTATAAATTAGAACTTAATCGTTATGATTTACCAGAGAAGTTTTTTATTAGAGAAGATCATATAGAAAAAGCTAAAACTAGAAAAGCTCCAAAGTATGATTACCATAAGATTACTAATGTAGTAAAACTTAATGAGCCTCAAGAAGTAATGTGTTTAAACACTCCAACACATGAAAACTTTACTATACAAGGATTTACTACGACCTCCAACTGTGGATTCGTATCTACTGAAGATATTGATGCAGAAATGTCTAAACCTTTTGCCTTTCTTATGGATATGAGCATGGTAGGTGTTGGAGTAGGTTTCGATACTAAAGGTGCAGGTAAGATAGCTGCTGTAGAGCCTGAAGGCGACCCAGAAGTTATAACTGTTGAAGATTCACGAGAGGGTTGGGTAGAACTTATCTCTTGTTTGATTGATTCTTATCTAGAAGAGGGATCAAACCCTGTTGTTCCTGATACATCTTTAGTTAGAGACTATGGAGAACCCATCAAAGGTTTTGGTGGTGTAGCTTCTGGACCAGAACCTTTAGTACAAGGTTTTAACGGTATTAAAGATATTTTATCACGCCGTGCTGCTAGCGAAGATCCGCTATTAACTAGTGTCGATATTACTGACATAATGAATATTATCGGTAAGATTGTTGTTGCCGGTAACGTTCGCAGAACAGCAGAAATTGCTTTTGCTGAACCTGATGATGAAGCTTTTGCTACTATGAAAAACTGGCAAACATACCCTGTAGAAACAGGAGGAGCTGCGCCAGAAGAACTAAAAGAACTATCTCAAGAAGATTATGAAACTTATAATCGTTTTGAAAATCAAGCAGCTATAGCCAAAAAATATGCAGATTATCCTTGGGCATATAAGTTTGGTGGATGGCGCTGGGCAAGTAATAATAGTATTCTAGCAAAAGTAGGTATGGACTATACTAAAATTGCAGAATCTATTGCTGTAAATGGTGAACCTGGCTTAGCATGGCTAGAAAATATGCAAGCATTTAGTAGGATGATTGACCCTGCGGATCACAAAGATCACAGAGTTCGTGGCGGCAATCCTTGCCTAGAACAAAGTCTTGAACCTTATGAACTTTGCTGCTTAGTAGAAAGTTTCCCTGCTAAACATGATGATTACTGGGATTATCAGCGTACTTTAAAGTTTGCTTATTTATATGCTAAAACAGTAACTCTTATGCCAACACATTGGAGAGAAACTAACGATGTTATTAAACGTAACAGACGTATTGGCACATCTCAAAGTGGTATTCAAGAGGCAATACTTAAATTTGGTAGAAGAGACTATCTATTTAAATTCTGTGATAGAGCGTATAACTATATTAACTATTTAGATAAAAAGTATTCTGAATGGTTAGGAGTACCACTATCTATCAAGCGTACTAGTGTAAAACCTAGCGGTACTGTATCTCTAGTTGCAGGAGCACTACCAGGTATTCATTATGCAGAAGCTGAATCATATTACCGCTTAGTAAGAGTAGCTAATACTTCAGAACTACTACCTATTCTACAAAAAGCAAACTATCGTATTGAAGCGTCTATTACTGATCCTCTTAAAACTTCAGTTGTATACTTCCCGATAGTACATGAAAAAGGTATTATTTCTAAAAATGAGGTATCTATTTGGGAACAATTTGCTAATGCAGTAGATTTACAAGAGTATTGGGCTGATAACCAAGTATCTATAACTATCACTTTTAAACAAGATGAGAAAGATCAGATTGCTAGAGCACTTAGCTGTTTTGATAGAAAACTAAAAGGTGTTTCTTTGCTGCCAATCTCTGATCACGGATACGCGCAAGCACCATATACTCCAGCGGACAAAGCTGAAGTAGAAGCTTATGCTGCAACTCTGCTACCGCTAGATTTCAGTGTTTTAACTGCTGAAGGTGAAAATGCAGACGCAAATAAGTTCTGTGACTCTAGCGGTTGTGAAATTTGATAGATTCACCTTGTATAAAACTATGCAG